GTTGTCGTTTAGTTGGTCAAGCTACCACAGCTAAAGCGGGTATTGGTTTTACCATCCATAACTTATATCTGGATGAGTTTGCCCACGTTCAATCTAATATCGTAGATTCATTCTATGAAAACGTTTACCCTACTTTATCAGCTTCTAAAATTTCAAGGATCAATATTACTTCTACGCCAAATGGATTTAATAAGTTCTATGAAATTTGGTCAGCTGCAGAAAAAGGTGACAACGCATATACACCATTAAGAATTGACTGGTGGCAACACCCTGATAGAGATGATGCATGGTATCAGAGAGAACTTAAAAACTTAGGTTCTGATCATGCATTTAATAGACAGTACGGAAATGAATTCGTTTCATCATCCACGCTGTTATTATCGCCAGGCTCAATGGCAACTATGAGAAAAAAGGCAAAGAAATTTATTCATCACGAATTAGAAGACTTTGAAAATATACACATCGATACGAATGGTTATTTGATGTGGAACCCGGATTTTGATTTAGACACGACGGTTTTAGAAGATAAACGCTGGTTATTTTCTGTAGATATTGCAGAAGGTAACGGAGGTGACTATTCTATTATTAATGTTTTTGAAGTAGAACCTATGAGCAAAAAACACATAGATAAAATTGCAAATCCTGGAGCAATGTATGACTTCTTTAGAATCAATCAAGTTGCAATATTTAAATCAAATGAACACGTTATTGAAGATTTTGCTAAGATTTTATATACATTAGCGTGTGAAGTCTTTAATCCAGAAAACGTTAAGATGGTTATTGAATTTAACACATACGGAAGTATCTTGTTACAATATTTACAAACAGTATTTCCTCAAAGAAATGAATTTGAAGATGAGATGGTCTTAAGATTTAAACACCGTCACGATTCTAAAACATTAAAAGCTGGTTTAAGATTAAAAGCAGATAATAAAGCTGTCTTTTGTCAAAACTTTAAAAAATTAATAGAAGCTAATAGAATTTTTATTAACGATATAGACACTGTTAATGAAGCTTCTCTTTTTGGAACTTTAAAAAATGGTAGCTATGGAGCTCAAATGGGCCACGATGATGCTATTATGACAGCCATTAACGCCACAGAATTCTATGGAACTACAGATTATGCAGATTTTGTCGAAGAATTATTAGACACAATTGACGAAAATTTACACGATTACATGGAACAAACGCTGTTTAAAGACACAGATTCACAGGGAGATCTTCAATATGATATTTATGACCTTTTAAAATAATAAATTGCAAATATTACATTGATATATAGTCTAAAGATAAAAAAATACTTATAAAATTATGGCACTTAGTCCTCAATTATTGAACTTTAAAAGTTCTGGTGTTTACAGACTTGAATTTGACAAGTCTCAAACAACAACTAACAACGTTCAAACAATCAGATTAGTAGTTGGACATTCTAAAAAAGGTCCTTACAACACTCCAGTTTTTGTACAAACAGCTGAAGAATTTAATGCTATTTTCGGTTCAATTGACACGAATTTAGAAAAATTAGGTATGTTCTTCCATAGATCAGCATTAGCTGCTTTAGGTAGAGGTCCAATTTTGGCTTTAAATATCGCAAACATTGATGAAAATGACACTATTGCTTTCCAATCTCCAGTAACTAACGGTTCTGTTGATTCTATTTCAGCATTAGATGGAGCTAACGAATTAGCTAGTTATTTTAACATTGATAAATTCTGGTTCCCAGAAGATAAAGCAGTTTTAGATACTATTGGAAACTTAGACGAAGATAGAGTTTTAAACTTTATTAACATTAAACAAGAACCTATTACGGTTATCGTAAGAAAAGCACAAGATGTTACATCTTTTGAAATTTCTGCAAGAGAATGGTATGGTGAAGGTAATGTTCCTGCATTCTTAAATGATTTCGATTTAGTTTCGGATTTCATGGTAGATGTATTCGTTTTCAAAGGTAAATTTAACCCAGCAGATATGGACACAGATCCAATCTACGGTGCATTTTTTGATGCAAACGGTTTAATCAAAGGAAAATTAAATGAATTTTCTGCTTTAAGACAAGTTACATTATTAGCGAAATACACAGGTTCATTAATTCCAAACTTTAAAGATTTAGAAGGAAGAAACTTATACATTGAAGCTGGTATTAACCAAGAAGCTAGAAGAACGGGTTTATTCTGTGCAGTTAACGAAGATTTAGTAACTGATGAGAATGGAACTAAAGTTGATTTAGTTGGTCATATCTATGATGAAACTTTAGACTATGAAGTATTGTCGTATGTCATTGACAATTCAGTTAATCCTAAAGCTATTGCTTATGACGGCGATGTTTATGCAAACAATGCATCTACATTTACAATGACGTTCGCAGTTCCTGCTGAAGCAGATGCATTTCCTATTAAAAAAGGACATTATGTTGATGCATTAGCAACTAATAGACTAGCTAAAGTACAAAGAGTACAAAGATCAGGAAATGTATGGACAGTAACTTGTAGCCAACCAGTTGCAACTACATGGTCAGGATTCTATAACACTTCATTTGAAGAGGCTACTGTTTCTTACAAACCTTTAGTTTTAGAAAAAGCAGCAGTTGCTAACAAAACAATTTCTGGAGTTTTATCTCAATTAACAGGAACTGGTTTATTCGCAGCCTTGGTTGACAAAGACGTTATCGATTTTAGATATATTGTAGATACTTTCGCATCTTACGAAGATGGTTCTATCTTAAACAAGAAAGAATTAGCATTCTTAGCGCACGAAAGACAAAACGCAGCAGCTATCTTAAATGCGCCTACTGTTTCAGATTTCAAAAAATCAACTGATCCATCGTTCAAAAATGCCAACAACGAATTTAACGTTGCTTACATCAAAGACGGTGGTAACTTAGATAAAAATCCAAGTTCATTATATGCTTTACCTTCTATCAATGATGGAGCTAATTACGCATTCTACTATGGACCAGGTTTATTAGTAAGAGAAAATGGTAAAGACACTATTGTTCCACCAGCAGCTTACGTATCTAATAACTTTATTGACAAATATTTCAACGCTTTACCTTGGTCAATCGTTGCAGGACCTAGAAGAGGTGTTGTATCAGGAGCTAATGTAGTAGGTGTAGAATACGCGTTTGACAAAGCTGACAGAGATATTTTAGAACCATTCGGTATTAACCCAATCGTCTTCCAAAGAGGCGCAGGATTAACTATCTTAGGTAATAAAACAGCTCAACAATCAGTTAAATCTGCATTATCTTCAGCTCACGTAAGAGAGGTATTAATTTATATCCAAGACGGTATGGCTAACATCCTTAAAAACTACGTATTTGAATTTAATACAGCTCAAACAAGATTAGAAATCAAAACTTTAGCAGACGCATTTATGCAATCTGTAAAAGCTGACACAGGTATTTACGATTTCCAAAATATTATGGATCAAACGAATAACACAGATGATGTTATCGACCACAATATGGGTATTATTGATACTTTTGTTGAACCAGTTAAAGGTTTAGAAGTTGTTGTTCACAGAACTACAATCTTAAACACAGGAGAAATCAAAACTGGAAACTTTTCTTAATTGATATATAAAACATAAGATAAAAATAATATAAAGTAAAATGGCTTTACCACACTATTCGCAAGACCAGACTGCAAAGAAAGGTCAACAATATGAACCAGTACAAAAGAATTTATTCGAAGTTACTGTATTGCCTCCGACTGGAGTAGCTGATGCTCCTCTATTAATTCAACACGTAAACACAATCTCAGGATTGGAATTATACAAAGGAATTGAAGCGGTTGCACAAAAATTTAAGTTCTCTACAAGATCTTTCGCTGGTATGCCTAGTGAAACTTCAGTAGATGTAACTATTAATTTTTCATTAAACTTAAACAATGCTAACCAAGCATATTTGTATAAAACAATGAGACAATGGTATAACAAACAGTTTGATCCTCAAACTGGTGTTATGGGTCTTAAAAAAGATTACGTAGGTACTATTGTTATCGTTCAGTTCAATAGAGCTGGAGATATTTATAGAACAGTAACTTTAGAAGATTGTTTTATCACAAGTGCTTTAGGATTTACAGCTGAATTAGCTTACGATAACGCAGAACCAGAATCTTTAGAAGTTATCTGGAGATGTGATACTTGGAAAGAAGTATTAGCATAACAACACCAAAAGGATGGGACGCTTAAAATCCCATCCTTATTTTTTGATTTAAATATATAATATAATATCAACATAATCTACATGTCTAAAGATAAATTAACTAAAAAATTGCAAGTACTTTTAAGTGAGGAAGAAGTTTTCACACTTAATCGTATTATCTTAAACGATGCAATTGAACGAGAAGAAAGACCCATTTCTATTTCAGCTTTTATTAGAGAGCTAATTCGACTTGAAATAGATAGTCGTTCAGATGAAAGCAAAATATGGGACAAAAATAAAATTAATAAACTTAAATCTAAAAAGTAATGCAAAACAACGAAAACGAAAACTTAGATCTAGATAAACAATATGAAAATGTTGTTAAACAAAGAGAAGAGTTACCACTTAGTGAAACTGTTATTGAAGAGCCTGTAAATCTAGGTAAAGTTCAAATGGACAGATTCGCTACACAAAAAGCAGAAGACGCTGATTTCCACTTAGGTTATCACCCGATTCCAGTTATTAATTTACCTTCGGGCGGTATGTTTTACCCAGAAGGAACAGAAATTTCAATTCGTTCTGCAAAGGTTGCAGAAATTAGACACTTTTCAACTATTGACGAAACTAATGTTTTAGACGTTGACGATAAATTAAATAATATCGTAGAATCTTGTACAAGAGTTTTATCAGGAACTAAAAAAATGTCATACAAAGATCTTTGTGAAGAAGACAGATTTTATGTAATTCTTTCTATCAGAGATTTAACATTTCCAGAGCCTGAATCTAAATTAACAGTGGATCATTTAGATAAACACGGAGAAAAACACAATATTGAAATTAAAAAGGAATACTTTCAATACTTTAAAATTCCAGAAACATTAGATAAGTACTACGATATGGAATCTAAATCATTTTTAATTGAAACTAAATCATTTGGTACAATTGAGATGAAACCACCAACTATCGGTGTTATGCAAAAAATGACATCATATATTAAAGAGAGACAAAAAACCGGTGGCAAAATAGATCAATCTGTTCTACAAATAATTCCATACCTAGTTACAGAATGGAGAGGTTTTACCGATAATGACATCTTTAAATTTGAAATCGATATGAATGGATGGTCAAACAAAAAATATAGTTTGATTTATAAATTAGCAGAACAAATGAAGATGGGAATTCAACCTAATATGTTAGTGGAGATCGGGGACGACGAGGAGGTGGTCCCAATCAGCTTTCGTGACGGAATCAAATCTCTTTTCATTGTTCAAGATTTCGCTGGAGAACTTCTTTAAGACAAAGTTTTACGTATATTTACATTTACATATACAACCATCTGAGCTTGAAAAAATGGAATTCTACGAATACCACTATTTACTCAGAGATCTAACAGATCATTTAAAGAAAGAGCAAGAAGTAAATAAAGGTCAACAAGATTCAACATCAGAAATGATGAGCGGCATGAAAATGCCAAACATGAAGGTACCGACTATGAAAATGCCAAAATTATAAAAAGGTCCTGTGTACACAGGACCTTTTTGTTTAGATATATAATAAATATAATATTCAAAAAAACCAAGTTATTGTGGAGATCAATACAAAACAACTTTCTATTTTAGCAACACCTCTACAGAGAATTGCAACTGCATGCGAAACTACAACTGACGTTTTAAAACAAATTAATACGATTGTTATAGGTCTTAATGTTAGTGCAATAGAAATTATAAAAGAATTAAAAAATCAAACTGACGTTTTATTAGATATTAAAAGTTTATTAAAAAAACAAAAAAAACAAAACGAATCTAATACAGATTCTGGAAATTCTGGAGGTCCTATTAAAATGCCAGGTATTATAGGTTCTGTAAAAACTGGATTTGCTATCGTTGTAATGGCCGGTGCTTTAGTAGCAGCTTCGGGTATTTTAACTTATATGGCTCGAGTATCTCCAGAGCAAATATTAACAGCTATTGCCATTGGCGCTCTTTTTTTAATATTAGTGCCGGTTTTTATTAAAATATCAGATGCATTTAAAGGCCCGGGCTTAGTAGACAGAATAATAGGTAAAGTGACAGGCGTAGGTAATGGAACAAATCCAAGTATGAAAACTATGATTGCTGGAGTTGGATTGGCAATGACTGTCATGGCAGCTGGAGTTGCGTTGTCTTCGTATTTCTTTGCGATGGTTAAACCTATCACATTAGAACAATTTGCAACAGCAGTATTGATAGGTATCGCATACATTTCTCTATCTTTATCATTTGGTTTAATTACAAAAGCACTTACAAAAGGAGGAATAACAGCTGATAAACAGGGTATAAAAACTTTAACTATGGTAACGCTATCTATGATAGCTATAGCACTGGGTACAGTTGGAGTAGCCTATGCATTTATGTTAATGCCAGATAATCCTAAAGCTCCAGATTTATTGTGGACCATTAAAGCCTCTCTTGCTATAGGTTTATTTTCAGTGGGCTTTTCTTTTATATTAAAATCTATTAAAGATAAAACATTTAAAGATATTTTATTTGCTTCACTAGCAATTCCCGTAATGGCTTTAACAATAGTTGGAATAGCATACGTATTTCAGTTATTACCTGAAAATTCACAAGCACCAGATCCGTTATGGACACTAAAATCTGGTTTTGCTATACTAGCATTTAGTTTACCGTTTTTTATTGTTTCAAAGGCTATAAAAGGTATGGGTCTTAAAGAATTGATGTTTATGACAATTGCAATACCTATCATAGCATTTGGTATTGTAGCTTCTGCTTGGATTTTTCAAGGTCTTTCTGGAATAGAAAACTACGCTCCATCTGCTGATTTTTCTATGGCAGCCGGAATAGCATTAATAATCTTCTCAGGGAGTTTATGGATTATAGGTAAAATTACTGGAAAAGAGGATATAAAAACAATGATACGAGGTATTTTTGATATGATAATAATTTCAGTTGCCATCGTCGCAGTGGCTTGGGTATTTTCAGTTTTACCAAGTAGTTTTATATCTCCGCCATTGGATTGGACTTTACAAGCTGCATTGGCAATAGCTGTGTTTGCAATTCCAATTGGAATCATAGGCGCTATAGCTGCAGCCACTGGTGGTGGTATAGAAGCTGCTATTTTGGGTGGAGTTATCGGTATTATATTGATTGCAGCCGGTATTTGGGCTGTAGCTTGGATTTTAAGCAAGGTACCAACAGAATTTGTAGGCGGTATGGAATCATTAGCTAAAGGTTTGATGGCACCGGTAAATAGTATGATAGACGCGTTTGCAAGATTAAAAAATGAAATAGGTATAGAAAATTTACCAGCATTAGCCGGTGGAATTGTTTTACTTGCAGGCGCATGGTTAACATTAGTTGGTGCGCTAGCTGGACAAGCAATTGGAGGCTTAGGAGCTTCTATTGCAAACTTAGGTAAATCTATTATAGATGGTATAAGCTCTTTCTTTGGTGGTGAAAAAACCAAATCGCCTATTGATTTATTAGATATGA